GTATTCTCACGCAGAACCGCACTTCCGGCAGTAAGCTGGGTTAAGATGGGTAATGGATGGAATGCAACTGTTGGCACACTGAATCAGGTTCGTGAAGAGATCGGCCAGCTTAAGGCTCGTTTCTTGGCGCCCGAAGACATCATGGATATTCAGCCTAATCCTGCAAAGTATCGTATGCAGCAGGAACGTGCTTATATCGAGTCTATGGGGCAGGAACTATCAAACACATTGTTTGGTAATGTTGCTGCTGGTGTATTGAGTCCAACCACAAATCCGCCAGAAGAGTTTGCCGGTTTCCAGTATAGGTATAATGACCTTGGAACTACCGATACAAACTACGTTATCAACAACGGTAATACAACCGGCAACGATAACACTTCAATCTGGTTCGTGCAGTGGGGCGCAGGTAAGACTTATCTTATCAGTCCTCGTAACGCACCAGGTGGCTTGAAAAAGGTTGACAAGGGACTCCAGATGGTATCTGGTGACAACGCAGTAGCCTCTACCGCCGCTGCTGGTTCAAGTCCAAACCCAACCAACCAGCTACATGCTTTCGTTACTGAATTTGCATGGCGTGTTGGACTCGCTATCGAAGATACAAGGACAACTAAACGCCTTGCTAATATCGACAGTGTTTCCGGTTCTACTCATACCCTAGACGTTGATAAGATTATCCAGATTCAGAACAACTTCAAGAGTCGTGATATGGTTTCGATGTATATGAACGAGACTATCTTCACTCAGTTGGATATTCTGAGCAAGGATAAAACTAACGTCTTCTGGTCTGAGAACAACCCGTTCGGCAGACCTCAACTCTTCTTCCGCAATAGTCCGGTACGTCGATGTGACAGTATCACTAATGTTGAAGGAATACTAACTTAATACAAGGAGCTTATAATGGCTTTATTTGATGCAATGTTAGAATTTAGTGATGACCAAGATATTTCACAAGGCGTTGGTACAGTAGCATCTACTGATATTCTTGACTTCACACAGGCAGACCTTGAAATGGGTGCCGGTCAACCAATCTGGCTTAATATAAAGATTGGAACGGAAGCTGTTGCAGAAGTAGAAGGTGCAACTAATGGTGCGTCTACCTTGGCTGTTGCGTTGTGCTATGACACAGTAGCCCCGATAGATAGCTCATCTTCGGTTATTTATACGACACCTGCACTTGCAGAAACAGCGCTTACTGCTGGTGCATGGGTGCTTCGGATGCCGTTGCCGGTCGATATAGATAGGGAGAGAATTGTAGGACTTCTTTATACTATCGGCGGAGCAACTTCAGCAAAGGGTACTATCGACGCATGGCTGGATAATGGTTCTCAGTCAAGTTACGATACACAGGTGTCGGCTTCTAATATCTAAACTGTTTTAAAAGGAAGATTGTATGACAAAGGATGCTTTAGTTTTAGTTGGTTGCCCGTTGCCACCTAGTTTCAGGGCTGACTCACGAACTGTGGGAATGCTTGAGGCGTGGAATAGGTCTGAAAGTGTAATAACCTATTACCCCTCAACTGGGTCGGCAGAGTGCGGGCAGGACAAAATTGTGCAGTTCGCTAACAGAATGGTTCCAAGACCAACTCATATTCTATTCGTAGACTATGATGTACTGCCAAGGTCTAATACCCTTGCTAAACTCTTGGAGCATGACAAAGATATAGTCTCTGGAGTCTATCCGACTACCCAGAAATGTGAAATATCTTGGTGTTTGTCAAGGGATGTGCAATTTAAACTGATGCCGTTTAATGAGATACCGAAAGACCCATTTAAAGTTCATGTTGTTTCTAACGGCATGATGCTTGTTAAGATGGAAGTGTTCGACGATCTTGAATGGCCTTATTGGAGAAGTGAATATATCGTTGGTGACATTGTTACTGGCGCTGATGTTTACTTTTGCCGAAAAGCTAAAGCTGCGGGTTACGACCTTTGGGTTGACCCGAAACTGAAATGCAATCACTTTAAAATGGTCGATTTATTAGGAATCGCTAAAACTTATATTAAATGATTAAAGGGGCGGGTTTCGGCTCGTCCCGTATTTTAAGGAGTATAATTATGGCTTTTACAAATAGCGCTGATACGCCACGGGAAACATTCCATAATGGTTATCAGTGGAGTTTACATCCCGCTAGGGATAATGCCACAAAGTGGGCGCAGGAAGCAGAAGACGCCATTGACGCTCTCCAGGCAGACTCAAGAGTTGGGACTGCTGCGGGACGTGGGCCTAGCCCATTGATTTGGAGTGGCGTTGACTGGGCTGATATTGCTACTAACCCTGAAAGTGGCTCTGTTTATTACGATGACTTTATGGGTAACTCCATAATCCCAGCATCGACAACCGCAGTAGATGGCGGATGGACGGTAACACGCGCCACTGCCGGAACTATGGGTAGTATAATCGGTGACGGTGGGGTGTTAAACCTAACCGCCGCTGCTACAGCCGACCAAGGCATGAATGCACAGCTTTTGAATTGTTGTGTAGTACCAACTGCTGGGCGAACTATCTACTTTGAAGCAAGGGTTAAAATCAGCGAGATAGACAACCAGATATTCGTTGGTATGGCAAGTACACAGACGGCTATTATAGCTTCAGGTGTACTTGACGAAACAACCATGAGTGCTGTAGGATTCTTCACTGACGAACCAAGTGCCACAACTAAATACGGAACTATCGTATCTAAGGCTGGAACGAATGACACCACAGAAGATATAGCTGTTGGTTTTGTTGCTGCGACTTATGCGAAGGTTGGTTTTGTAATGGACGGTGTTACATCTGTTGCATTTTATTACAATGGTGTTTTAGTGGAAACTGGTTCTACTGCGAATACAATGCCAGCGGTTGCATTAGGCTTATCTCTTGTTTGTCAAAATGAGGATGGTTCTAACGTAAACACCCTTGATGTTGATTGGGTTCGTGTAGCACAAGTACTATAATTTAATGGGCAGGGGCTTAGGCCTCTGTCTATATTTTGAGGTAATAGAATGTCAAGCAAGACTCAAATAGCGAACAAGGCAATGCTGGACTTAGGCGAAGCGTTGTTTACTGACGTGGACACTGACGGCACAAACCCAGCTAATGTTGTAAATGCGGCATGGGATGTAATACTGCCAGAGGCGTTGAACACTGGCCCCGAAGAGGGGTGGAAGTTTGCGAGTAGGCCATTTCATTGTATCGCGCGTGACTCTGCTACTATCACAGCCTTTGCCTCTGCCACGTCCACCACAACGACTGTAACAGCCACACACGCACTCATAGCAGGCGACCAAGTGCAGATAGAGGGTACTACAAGTTATGACGGCACTTACGCCGTTCTAAGCGTATCAACAACTGCGTCTTTTGTTATCACTGCAACCTTTGTGGCTGATGACGCTACGGGTACGGCTAAGTGGACATCAGAGAGCTTTGCTTACAGGTTCGCACGCCCGCCCTCAACTAGAGTAACATCAGTAAAGACGGGTGGCATGGAGTTATCTGATTGGATTCGTCAAGGTGAATATATCATCACCAACCAAGAAGACACAACAGTTGACATGAATTACATAATGAGTGCTGATGATGTAACGATAGCCAACTTCCCACCCCACTTTGTAGACGTGCTATGGCGAAGACTATCGGCATGTCTAGCATACGACTTAGTACAAAATCGAACTCTAAGTAATGATAAACTCACTACTTTAGAGCAAATATATATTCCACGCGCAATAGGCATGGATAACCGAGAGCAGTACGTTCAAGAATCAAGTAATAGTTGGGTAAGTGCCGGTCATTCTACTGGTATAGAAGGCGACTTCAGGTTTGACCCAGCACCATCAATTTATAAAAGATAGGAGTTTATTATGGCAGACAGTAATATGACCATTAGTGCGAAGACTGGCGCTACTATAAATGGCAGAAGAACTAAATTGAACAAGGTTACTTTTACCCAGACTGCGGCAGGTGCGGCTGGTAACGCAACAACCTCTTTCGCAATAACCGGCACGCTTTTGAGGGTGGACATAACTGGCGGTGACGCGGCGTGGAATGTCGTACTTAATGACAGCCTTGTCAATGTGTTCGTATCGCCGAGTATGGATAACTCCGGCCATACATTCCCATTAGGTCTTGAGTGGGACGGAAGTGCGCCTGACGCAGACACAGATTGCCCGATGTGGGGAATACCGTTGGTTGACCAAACCCTGCTATGTACGATATCTAATGGCGGGACACTTGCGGGTGTCATTACAGTAATCTGGGAAGACAGTGAT